ACAGGAACTTTAAAAAAATAATTCTTGACATAACTTACATTTTTTGATATAATATGCTTCTATTTGCCTGGAAAAAAATCTACGAGACTTGTGATGGAAATACATCCGAGGTCGTCCGAGTTTTAAGGATGTTAGTAGAAAAACAGATACCCAACAATCGCTTTGATAAAATATACAAATATTCAAAACTGGACTTTACGGGTATGTCTTTTCTACTGCATCCTGACGTACTTCTATACAATGCGTATAAGTACAGCAACAAAGATATCTGCATATACATGGCGATGGCTAGCCTACGCTCGTATGCAGAGTATCTTACAAACCAAACAGTACACATAAACATCATGCACTTACCGATTGATCCTTATATGTACTTAGACAATAACAGCCTACTTCTTGTAGCGGGTGAGAATATGCACTTTCTATACGAAGAAGCCAACCTTCAGGAGAACCACTAATGGCAATATCATTTAATCAGCAGAAGGGATCTGCTCAAAAAACCTCTATCAGCACATTTCAGTACAAAGACGGAGACAACTCTTTTCGTCTCGTAGGCGACATCCTTGCTCGCTATGTGTACTGGGTCAAAGGCGAAAACGACAAGAACATTCCTTTGGAGTGTCTGTCTTTTGATCGCAACGCAGAAGCGTTCAACAACAAAGAGAAGGATTGGGTTCGTGAGTACTACCCCGACCTCAAGTGTGGTTGGAGCTATGCAACCCAGTGTATTGACAACGGAGAAGTAAAAGTTGTCAATCTAAAGAAAAAACTGTGGGAGCAAATCATAACTGCCGCAGAGGATCTAGGCGATCCTACCAGCCCAGAAACTGGATGGGAAGTTAAATTCAAGAGAGTTAAGACTGGCCCTCTCCCGTACAATGTGGAGTACCAGTTACAGCCTCTCAAGTGCAAGCCTAGTGCACTTTCGGACTCTGATGCAGCTCTTGCTGCTGATGTGAAGTCCATGGACGACGTTATGCCTCGTCCAACACCAGACGCTCAGAAAGAGCTTCTTGATCGTATACGACAAGAATCAGTATCTGAGATTGACGAGACCCTTGAAGACGAGTTCAACGTAGCGTGATACTGTTTACAGCAGACTGGCACATAAAGCTGGGACAAAAGAATGTCCCAGCTGCATGGGCTAAAAAGAGGTATGAATCTTTCTTTAATCAAGTACACGATCTAGAGAAGGAATGTTCAATGCACGTAATCGGAGGCGATCTCTTTGATCGTCTTCCAACAATGGAAGAGTTAGAGCTTTACTTCTCCTTTATACGAAAAGTAAGTATACCTACTCTTATCTACGATGGCAATCATGAAGCAACAAAAAAGAATAAAACATTCTTCAGCCAGTTAAAACAAGTAAGTAGAGATATAAACCCTTTAGTTCATGTAGTGGACTTTTCTTATGTGGATAACGATAAAGGGTTCAATGTATTACCATATGCCGATTTACACCGAGAGAACAGTATAGAATCTTTCAATACTTCTATGCCTCTGTTTACCCATGTGAGAGGGGAAATACCTCCTCATGTAAAGCCAGAAGTAGATTTGGATAGGTTTGAGAGTTTTCCTGTGATTTTTGCAGGAGATCTTCATGCCCATAGCAACACACAGAGAAATATTGTTTACCCAGGCAGTCCAATGACTACATCGTTCCACAGGAATGAAGTAGAAACAGGGTATCTGCTGATAAATGATAAAGACTGGTCGTGGATGTGGGACAGATTTAATCTACCCCAACTTTTGAGAAAGACAGTAACTAGCCCAGATGAGATGATTCCAAGCGAGTTTCATCATACGATCTACGAGTTAGAAGGTGATATACAAGACCTCTCAAAAGTAAAGAACTCAGACTTGTTAGACAAGAAAGTTGTAAAACGAAGTACGGAAGCAACCCTTGTTCTGGACAAAGAAATGAGTGTAAGTGAAGAATTGGCGGAGTATCTGGAATATATACTAGAGCTTCCTAAAGATAAAATATCTAGTATCATAGGGACGTTTAATGATTACTCTAAAACAGCTTGAGTGGAATAACTGCTTTAGCTATGGTTCTGACAATATTCTGAAGCTAGACGATAATACAGTCACTCAGATTATTGGAACTAATGGTACAGGCAAATCCTCTATACCTTTGATTATAGAGGAGGCGCTGTACAATAAGAACTCCAAAGGAATCAAGAAAGCAGATATACCAAACAGATATATTGATAAAGGCTATAATATAAAACTAGTCTTTACAAAAGATGAAGATACATATGTAGTAAGTATAGACAGAAAGACAAGTGTCAAAGTAAAACTAGAAAAGAATGAAGAGGATATCTCTAGTCATACTGCTACAAATACATACAAAACTATACAAGAAGTCATTGGAGTTGACTTCAAAACTTTCTCGCAACTTGTCTATCAGAATACGAATGCGAGCTTGCAGTTTTTGACCGCTACAGATACGAACAGAAAGAAGTTTCTAATCGACTTGTTGCACCTAGAAAATTATGTCGAGCTTTTCGATATTTTTAAAGAGGCATCAAGAGTAGTAGTATTGGAAAATAGCGCAATACAAGCAAAGCTTGATACGATAGAAAAATGGTTGTCAGATAACAAATTGACCGATACAAACATACTGCCGATGTTAGATTTACCAATTTCTTCGGAGGATGATGAAAAAGAATTCCGTCAGTTGACGAAAGAAATTGAAAATATCTCCGAGAAGAATAAAAAAATCTCAAAAAACAATCAATTAGTAAGCCTACTCGGACAAATTGATTTACAAGAGGCACAAAATTGTAGTGTAACGAAACGAAAATCTTATGATACACTACAGTCTTTAAAAGGAGAGCATTCTCAAGTCGTAGCGGGGTCTCAACGCCTTATAGAAAAGTTGCAAGGATTGGGAGATGTTTGCCCTACTTGTGAGCAGGAAGTTGACCCTGAGTTTAAGCAGTCTCTTGTGGATAAAGAAGCAGAGAAAGTTATACAAGCGGAGAGAAAAATTGGAAATATTGAAAAAGAAATACAACAGATTAAAACTGATAATGCTGAGTTTGATCGTTGTCAAAAACTTGAGAGCGATTGGAAAGAAATTTATCGAAGTATTGATAAATCTTTGCCAACGGCTGCTCTGGATAAAGAGGAGCTTGAAGAAAGGTTGGCGGGAGTACGAACTCGCTTACTTCAACGAAAAGAGCAGTTGGAGAGCACAGCAAAGGAAAATCAAAGAAGAACAAAACATAACACGCGAATAGCGGTTATAGAAGAACAGACTGACAGCTTTTTAAAAGAGCTGGCAGAGTTTCAAGACGTACTTACAAAACAGGAAGGACTGCTGTCCAATCTTGAAATACTGAAGAAGTCTTTTAGTACAAACGGACTTCTTGCGTACAAGATCGAGAATCTTGTAAAAGAATTGGAAGAATTAGCGAATACTTATCTAGCAGAACTTTCTGACGGAAGATTTACTCTTGAATTTGTAGTGTCTAACGATAAGTTAAATGTGCAAGTTGAAGATGACGGCAAAATAGTAGACATTCTCGCACTTTCTTCAGGAGAGTTAGCTAGAGTAAATACTGCTACTTTGATTGCTATTCGAAAGCTAATGAGTAGCATATCGAAGTCTCGACTCAACATACTTTTCTTAGATGAAGTCATCGCAGTATTGGATGACACAGGGCGTGAGAAGCTAGTGGAGGTTCTTTTAAGTGAGGACTTGAATACTTACATAGTTTCCCACGGTTGGACTCACCCACTTCTTGATAAGAAAGAAGTAGTAAAAGAGGAGAACATAAGTAGATTAGAATGAGAATTACAACGAAAATATTTTATTTTACTTTAGGAGTTATTTTAGGACTCTTATTACTTGCAGGATGTGCAAATAGACCTGCAACAACACCTACAAAAGAAGTAAATATGGTAACAATCTGTGATACTTTTGGATCTGTAAGGCATTGCGAGAAGATGACAGAAGAAGAAGCACAGATGATTATCAACAGAAGAATGATACAAATGAGAAACAGATCGGGGCGGTGGTAATGAAAGCTATACAAGAACTTGAAAGCCAGCTAGCAATAGCGAATAAGATTATCGCCACTCTCGAAGAAGAACTGACTTTGTATAAAAAGAAGTACAGAGATGAAGTTGACCACAATGAGTACAAGATGAAGTATCGCGAGCTACTTGACTCTCATTGGGATCAGAAAATGAAACAAAAAAGCATGACGGAACTAAACTATGACGGAAACGAAACCCGAGGGCGATACGGAGAGGACGAAGAGCATGGATGTTAAAAAGAACATGAAGCAGTATTTGGAAGGGCAGGTAGCAAAACACACAATTAATGCACAGATTTTTATGAAGAATCCAGTAGGTGTGGCGGAACATCCAGATACAATGGCTACAATAGAAGAAGAGCTTGGTAAGATTGCAGAGTTCAAAGATAAACTAGAAGCCTTGAACTCGATAGGCTATGACTACCCAGAACCACGGTCACAAAGCGAGTATCTCGATAAGTGGCAGAAGTCTGAATGGTAGATAGCAGAGCCAAAGGTGCACGCGGAGAATACTTAGTACGAGACCTACTGAGAAGTCATACAGGTCTTCAGTTTGAGCGTGTACCGATGTCAGGAGCTTTAGAGTATTTGAAAGGGGACTTATATGTACCCAACGAAAAAAACTTTTTCTGTATAGAAGTGAAGAACTACGCAGAAAGTCCTTTGACAGACAAAATACTCTCACAGATAAAAACAAACAACTTGTTGCGATGGTGGAGAAAACTGGTTACACAGGCAATAGCAGGGAAACAGCGTCCTTTACTGTTTTTTAAATACAACAGATCAAAGATATATGTCGGTACAGAAGTAGAACCACAGTATACAAGTCACATTTATATTAGCGATATAAACTGTTATGTTTCTATAGCAGAACAGTGGCTACAACTAGAAAAGGTGGAATTTATAAATGGCACTTAGTTTTAATTCACAAAGAAAAAGCGGAACAATGATAGTTGATGCACTTAACTTAGCGTTCCGATGGAAACACCAAGGGAGAACAGACTTCCGATATGAGTATGAAAAGACAGTAAAAAGTCTAGCAGACTCATACAAGTGCGAACATATAATAATCACAGCAGATGGCGGATCTTCTAGCTATCGGAGGGACATACTTCCTGACTACAAGCAAAATAGAAAGGATAAGTATGCGACTCAAACGGAAGAAGAAAAAATTGCGTTTGAAGAATTTTTCGAGGAGTACCAAGCAACACTAGAGCTGCTGGAAGAGAGTATGCCTCTGCTTCGTTTTGACGGAGTAGAAGCAGACGATGTTGCAGCGCACTTAGTAAAGTACAAAGATAAGTACAATCTTGGTAATATTTGGCTAATATCAAGCGACAGAGACTGGGACTTGCTTATACAAGATAGTGTAAGCAGGTTTTCCTATGTAAATAGAAAAGAAGTAAAACTAGAAAACTGGCACGACCACTATGAAGTGACACCTGAACAATACATCTCGCTAAAATGCCTAACAGGAGACAAAGGAGATAATGTTCCAGGAATCACAGGTATTGGGCCAAAGAGAGCAGCTAGTCTTATAACAGAGTACGGTGATGCTTTGACTATCTACGATTCTTTACCATTACCCAGTAAGTATAAGCACATTCAAGAACTCAATGCAAGCGGAGAAAGAATACTCCAAAACTACGAGTTGATGGATCTTATGTCTTACTGCGATGATGCTATAGGAGCAAGCAATATAGCGGGAATAGAGGAGAAAATTGCGTGT